CCGTAAGAATAATTTCAAACGGGTTCGTCGATTTCAGGACCAATATGGCGATGTGTTCCAAGTCTACGCCGATGAGGCAACTGGCAAGGTTTACTACAAGGAGATGGATGGTGAGGATGAAGAGGGAGAACGCGCCCTCGACTTGTTTGAGGCATTTTACTCTGGCGAGAAATGGCGAAAGGGGACTAATCGAAAACTCGATGGAGCTTACGGCAAAAGTGTTGAATCACACCGCAAAGCGCTTGACATCGAGGTACAGGAGCATTATTCTCTCACTCCGCCACTATCCAAGACCATTGAAGTGCAACAGACCACCCTCGCACTCTCGGAAATCCCAGTTTCTGTCCCTGCTGAAGAGCAGGAAAACTCGGGTGCGCTGAAGGCCAACAGCGCGAAACAAAAGGCCAAGCGAGAAGTAGATTCAGACTCGGGCAAAGAGTTGGTCCCTACTTGTGCATTGAATTCGTTAAGCCGACTTTCCGAAAGCCAGCTAACTATCAGCGCGACTCGCGAGTCCCCGGAGAGCCCTCCGAGGACTATTGCCCCCCCCCCGTCTCCGCAGAGCTCGAAGAAACTTCCTTTGAGTTCTCGGCAGCTAAATTCAATTCCGCTGCAGGACCTTCAGAAGAAACAGGCAAAGAAATCTCAGCCTGTCTCGAAGAAGCGTACGGAGCAGGGCGGTGGATCCAAAGGCAAGGTTGGGACTCAGAAGAAGAAGTCCTTGAAGAAATCCGGCGAGCAAAGAAAACTAGCTCAACCGGCCGTGGCGAAGAGTACGCCACCCTTGCCGACATCCTCTCCCACTGTGGCGAGCTCGAAGTTGTTCGAAGAGTTCGTCAACGCATTGCCGAAATCCGTTCTGGAAGAAATTCTGAAGCAGAAATCGCAATCTTCGTGAAACGTGAGCCCACCAAAGCGAAGAAAGTGAGAGAGAAGAGACCTAGAATCATATTCAATATTGACGTGTACACTCGGCTGGCAACCGGTTGTTTTATGCGTTCGTATTTGGATACCCAAGCGCAATACTCCATGAACATACCGTCTCGGTACGGAATGACATGGCTGAAAGGAGGTATTGACAGATACTTCAGACAGCGCGATGATCACACAGCCAGCTACATGGCGTGCGACAAGCAGTATTGGGAGTCCACCGTCCCCGGGTGGATGTATGATTCGTACTTCACACACGTCTATAACCTATGTGATAATCCGTCCGAGTTTGACCAGCAGTTTTTCCGGAACTGTCTGGCATGGCATTCTAAACCCAATCGCATCGTTCTCTCATCAGGAGCGGTGTTTGAGCAGGTCGATCGAGGTGTCATGAAATCAGGTAGCTTGTTTACCATCGACTTCAACTCGTTTGCCCAGGTCTACATCAAGGCCTGGGCGTGCATTACTGAATATGGTTACTGGGACTCCAGTGACATGTTTTGTGACGCAGTGGGAGATGATACGCTGGATAGGAATCCCCCGGGATTTGATGAGAAATATATCGATTTCATCAATGAAAAGGGTTTCGTTGCACACGAATACCATTCCGGTAAGCTCATCGACCTCGACTTCGTAGGCAATGCGTTTCGGCGCGTTGGGTCGCAGGTGCATATTGTGCCTGCGTACTTTGAGAAGCATCTTTGGGCTCTCCAGATGAAGGACGTCAAGTCTTTCGGAGAGTTCGAGCAGGTGTTGCACTCACACTGCATCAACTACGCGATGTCGGACAAGTTTGAGTTTTTCCATGGACTCTTACTCAAATATGGAGCTGTCGAGCTCAGACGCTCCAAACAGTGGTTCCAGAATCTTCATATGAAGAAAGAGTAGACCGATGACCTGTGTTTCCAGGTAATACGTCAGCTTATTTTTGTTTTGAATCTGAACTGCAACATGGTCCTTATCGAACTCTTGGGAAAGAACGGTAAGAAGCAAGTACTCAAGCAGGCGAAAACCCGCAAGAAGAAAGCGCCAGCCAAGAAGAACAAGCAGAAGCCCTATCCAAAGGCGAAGCAACGTACTTCTAAGATGGCAGTCACTCGTGCGATCCGAGGCAGCAACTCGCTGCATCGCGATTGGGCTGCCGTCATGAACGACCCGTTCAACTTCCCACCTGTGAAGTTGGGTCTTGGCTGTATGGTCCCCTCGGCTTTGTACACTTTCTACTACCGAGGCAACCTTACGGTGAATGCTGACGGATCCTTCTCCGTCATCATCATCCCCCGCTGGGAGACCAGCACCACAGGCTCAGTCCTGACCAATGTGTCGGGTGCGGGAGGTGTTACCTACACCTTCAACAACTGGGCCAATCTCGCCAATTTCCAGACTGGATTTGGCCCTGGTGCGCGCACTCGCGTTATCGGAGGCGGCATTCGTGTCATGCCCTCGATTCCTGCAACTGCGGCTCCCGGTGAGTTGTACTGTGGCAACCTGCCAGATACAACGCTCACAAATGCGTTGATGGCTCCCGGATCACTGGCTGGTAACCAGTATTCCCACCTCGGTGTCGCCACCGATGGTGCCACAGTGACTACCCGCCCGCTGGATCTCGATTCCTTCGTGTTCAGCATCGACAACACGGCCACCACCAACAGCATCACGCGTTGGAGTGTTCCCTATGTTGCCGGTCTCGGGCTCCCCGTGTCGACCGTCGTCTTCTATGAGACGGTTCTCCACGTCGAGGTCATTGGTGACCAATCTGGCACCATGACTCCTTCGGCTTCGGATTCAGTTCCGAATCGTGAGGAACTCGCCACGCAGTACGGCTCTTCTGAAGGGCTGTTCGCGTGTGCCGAGAACTACCTCGACAGTGCTGTCAAGGTCACTTCCCGCTTCACAAATTTTGTGCAGGGGGCCGCGACCCTTGGACATTCAATCGGGGGCATCGCGGGGCTTGCTGGAACCTATCTTCAACAGAGGTCCCGGCAGGGCTACAACAGGATGATCCGCTCTTGAGTGAGTGGGTTAACCTTGCCCATGGTTGACGGACCATAAAACCGTCGCTACACAGCCCAGGAATCCGGGGCCGACGAGGAGTGATCTTCCGCGCGGGCTTTCGGGTGTGAAACAATAAGTACTGGAGCTCTGTGAGTTGAGAAGCGACTTTTGTCGAATCATAGGCTCACCGGTTCAACCGGAAATTGTGATGAAAGAGGACCATCACTCAGTGCGTCTTTCGGCGCCCTACCTCGTTTGGGGATGGGCGCTGTATTGAACGGGCTCTTAATTGACCCACTGGTCGGCACCTAATAAGGCCGATGACGCAATTAACCCGCTTAGAGAACGGCGGGGTCTGTGCACAACTAGATGAGTT